CAGCACCAATCGCAACTGAATTGTTTTGCGCCGTTGAACGAAGGCCCATTATAATTCCGCCACCTGTCGCAGTGTTAGCGTTTCCAAGCGTCAAACCGCCTGAGCTATTCGCACCCACAACCGTTGCATAAGTTCCAACAACCGAATTGTTGGTGCCAAGTGTTGTCGCATAAAAATAAAATCGGTTTAAGATTTGCGAATTTGAACCGATGGAAGTTCCGCCGATGCCGTAGTTTTGAAGATTATAACCAACAGTGACACCATTAGTTGAGCCTTGCCCGACCAAAACAGATTGACCGCAAGTTAAATTTGAACCGATTGCCGTTTGCCCCGATCCATTTACGTCAATATTATTGCCGACAACAACGCTCTTTGTTGTTGTAAGCGGCGCACCTGATCCGTTTACATATTCCAAATTGATATCGCTGCCGATTGCTGTTTGATAAGTTCCAGTCACATCAATAGCAGATCCAAGCGCAACCGTATTTCTGCCATCAGTGACAACATTATCACCGAAAACCTCACTTTGAAGATGAGCGGTTGGATTACTGAAAGCCCCGTCGCTCGTAATTCGTGCATGAGTTGTCCCTGCGCTATCTTGCCACTGTTGCAAATCAGCGGTTTGACTCGCTGCGCCTTTCACAACTTGCGGCGTTGAACTTGCAGCAGAAGCAATGATTTGAAATTGTCCTGCAACATAAGTGAAATTTGAATCACCACCGAACGAGCCAGCGTCATTATATTGAATATCGCCAGTTGAGCCACCAGGAGTCCCACCGCCTCCACCACTACTTGACTTCGTGTAATAATGACTCATGTAAACACCTGTATTGCTAAATTACTTGCTGCACCACTCGCTATGGCATTTACAGCACTTGCTACTGTAATAGGCCCATCAATAATTAACTTCTCTTGTGTCGCTAAAACAATACCACTATTCAATGCAGCAGTGTTGTCAAAAGCTATACAAATAGTATTCCCACTCGTATTACAGAAGCTCATTTTAACATAATTACCAGCAGCAATTCCTAAAGACGCACTACTCGTTCCAACACTTGCGCTCGTAGGAGCCTGACCAGTGCTTGTTGCTAGAACAACAGGCAAGCTGTTTGCCATTGTGTCCTCTCCAGCAACATCCCCGATGTCACCTATAGCCGTTAGCAAACTACCAGAGGGAGTCACCTTCACATTGTAATAGGTGCCCCCTCCAGCAGAACTTCTCCCAGCTATGACACTTCTATTAAGAGCAGCTAATGTATTGTCAGTTAGTGTGGTAGTCAGCTTTTCTAAATTGGTAGTAGTACCACCAGCTATACAAGCAGTATATAGAATGAGATTGGTAGCATCTCCTCCCGTCTTTGCCACCTCAACCGTCACTGGCAAGTTGGGACTAGCCAAGGATGGATCAAGTTGTAGGTTAGGGAATCGTAACGTGTGGAAAGTTATCCATTCACTGTCAGGAGAAAACACTTGATACTCAACAGGGCCACTCCCTAACCATGCCCATCGTATTCTGTATAAATTACTTTTTGTGAAGTCTATGGCTTCTGGAGTACCTGCACGTTTGAAGTTGCTACTTGCGCTTCCGTCTAATGGATCGCCGTTAAAACTTCCATAAGCAACTGAAGTATCACTAGCAGAAAAACGCCTTGTAACATTAAAGGTAAGACCTTCATAGCCTAAAAAGAATCCATTATTAGCATCAAATAAACCAATTCTCTGTACACCGTTACCATCAGTCGGTGTAGTAAATGCAGCAGTAAAATATACATACTGCTCAAAACTCGGTCTATAATAAACTTTGTTTACACTTACACCTGAAACAGACGTAGTAGAAGAAGTACTAGAACTATATAAAGCATGACCATTAGTGATTGTAGCACTTGCACCTCCTGTAGCGGTATTCGTTATTACAGCACTGTCAAAACTCGTATCAAAAGCTAATTCAACCTGGTTAGTTCGTTGTCCTGTCGTTTGTAGACCTAAAACGTCTGTACTATTACCGCCACCTCCACCGCCACCTTGTGCAGCTAAGATTGCTTGTAGAGTTGTCTCACTTGCAAAATCAGGAACCGTAAGATTTTCAGCACCTGCACCTCCATAATCTACTACTACAACCTGTGCTTGCTCGCCTCCCTTTTCAACACTCCGCACTGGAATGTCATCATTACTACTTGTAGGTGAGTTGGATACTGTTACGTTGTCAGTCACTCTTATTCCTCATCCTCTACTGTTTCAATCTCTACCGTTGTCTCTCCAGCTTCGTTCGTTTCCATCTTACCAATTTTTTTACTGGTTTTTGGTATGATGTTGTTAATCACAATCGGTTGTTGTTCAGCTTTAGGCGTTGTCGCTTCTGTTACCGTTTGCTGTTGAGTCTGCATTGCAAGTCTGATCTTTTCAAGCTCTTGCTCTTGATTCAAACGCCGTTCCTCTAACAGCTTTTCAGACTCTTTCATTCTGACTGCCATGTTTTCCAGTTCGAGTCTCTGTAGATCAATGAGTTGTTCCACACGCTGTGCTTCACGCTTTGCTTCTGTTGAATCCACTTTAACTGCCGTCTCAGCTTGTATACGCGCTGTTTCAAGCTGTATCCGCTGCTGCTCAAGCTGGAGCTTTTGTGCGTCCACTTGTGATTTTTGTGCTGCAAGGTACTCATCTACGCTCGCCTTCTTAAAAGCTATTTCTACTTCAGCTTGTGCTTGTGTCATTCTTGTTTGTGCATCAGCTTGCGCCATGTACATCTTTTGATTGGACTCTTGAGCTTCCATTTGGATGCGAGTCATCTCAGTTTGATACTTCATCTGTGAGGCTTCACGCTGTTGCTCTACCTGCATTGCAAGTGGATCTGGTGGAGCCTGTTGTGCTTGCTGTTGTTTTATTTGTACTACTTGACTGAGATCAGCTAATGCTTTCTGGTAACACGCATCAAGCTCTTTACCACCTTTGAACCTTCGTACCAGATTCTGCATGAGTTCCATAGAGAATGTAGTTAGAGAAGGATACTCATTGATTAGTGCTCCCATCTGCTGGAAGAACTGACCAGAAGTAGTAAGAAGGTCTAGCCCGTCTTGCTTCTCTTGCGCCTGGTCTAGTGCAACCATCGAGTCTGTTGCAATGTTAATTCTGTATACACGCTCCTCAGTGTCTTTAATTACTTCTGCAATCTGTTGCTTCATTTGTTCAGCAACAATCATAGGTAGCTGTGGGTTCTCTTCTGTCGGCTCAGGTAGGTAAGGCCGTACAATAGAGTCTACATCTGCAACCTCAAAGATTGTCTCCATACTAAACTGTTCAGCAATAATAGTGCCGAGCTTGTTCACTGCATCAGAGATAAACTTTGCAAACTGGTTTTGCCGAACAATAAGACCAAGGCTTGACCATTGGTTTTCTAGTCTGTTTGCAGTTGCAGTCTTGTATTGTGCGCTTGAACCTCTGAGAAGGTCAGATACTTTTAGTGTTTCATAAAGCTGTGCGAGAGCTTCGCCTCGTGCAGACTGTAGAACGCTTAGAGTTTCTACATACGGTCTAATGTCGTGGTACTCAATCCCGTTAGCCTGACCGCCTCTACCTTTATAGTTAGGCCAGTTCATAACAGGGATGAATTTTAAGTCACCTTGCATGAGCTGCTCTACCTGATCACCCATTGTAGCATCGTATAGAGCATTGGTACGGATTGCTTGTACAGTTGCAGCAATCCTTGTTGTCATGCGCTCAATCTGTAGTATCTGGTCACGGCAATGAGTGTAGTCAGATACAGGGATAACTGAGTCAGGGTCTATAGACTGATTGATAGTAGAACAAGGCCAAAAGTGCTCATACCTAATAGGAACATCACCTTCTTCTAGTACCGACTTGTCACCTTTCTTCTGGAGCCAGTAGAGCTTGTCTGTTTCTTGGCACCATATCTCAAACAATTCAGCTTTCCCTTCATACTTCTCAGTTGTCTGATAAAGGTTTTTCTTCAGGGCATCAGGGTAAGAGTCATAAGAAAGTTTACGCGCTGTCTCTTCACCGAACTGCTCAGTAGCTTCTTTCTTGCTCAAGAACGCTCGTCTAGCTTTCCACTCTATCTCAGCTTCGTTACGCGCATCAGATTGTAGAAAGTCGCAGTATTGAATGTTGTCGAGTACTGCTCGCTCTTTCGCTTTTACTTCAATCTCCATCATACCAAGTATGACACCTTCTGGAGTTGTGCGTAGTGTGGACTCGTCACCTGTAAAAAAATTACCTTGTGCATCGACTAAACCGTCTGGTGTCTGTAGTAGAGCAAACTCAACCTGTTCTACCTGGAATTCAGCTTCGTATCTCGCCCAGAGACAAGCCCTCCCAGTCAGCAAAAATTGTAGTGCAGCATTGTAACCTGTAAGGTCAAAATCAAAATGCTCGTCCATTGCATACTGAGTGTTACGCTCAAGAACTACTGCACCTGCTTCGTACTGTAGACCACCTACACGTTTACGGAGTTGTACTTCACATTTTGGTGTGGATGAGTAGTAGGCTGGAAGAAGTGTATTGACAATGTACCACCAAACATTCAAACGTCGTTCTGTGTCTGGTAATTCTCTTTTACCTTTATAACTTTGGATACTTTCTTTCGACTGTTCTACAAACTTCTCTTGTAGGTTTTCGCTCATGGTTAGCTGTGAGTGCCACCAACCACCTGTATATTTTCTTTTCATAATTTAGGAGCCTTCTGTTTGCGTCGAACCTCATTTACATAGAGCTGTAGCTTCACTCTACCCTTTTCGATGCTTTTAACAGCAGGTTTCTCATACTCAGACTGCATTAGGCGTTCTTTACAGAGATAACGTAAGGCATCAGCAGCATGGTCATCACCCGTCGTATCAGCATCCTCGTGATTCTTTTGACAAAGTTGTAGTGCTGGAAGGGATTCTATCAGATACGGGCAAGCAGTTGAAATATATAAAAGTGGTGGGTCAGCCTGGAGCCTTTGGCGTATCTGTGACCAACCAGAGACTCTATCATTATCAGCCCTACGGAAAGAAGGATGTTTATACTTCGCAAACACAGCATTTAACTGGTCATTAATGGAAGGCCCTCCATCTGTCTTAAAGATAGAAGGGTCTGCTACTGCAATCGGATCTTCCCCTACAGACAAGCTGGCAATCCGTTCAGCTTGTTCCTTGTTGTCAATCTGCGTTCCATGAAGTTCTCGATAGATTACTATGGCTCCTCGTGGGATCTCGACTTCTCCCCCGTCATCGCCCTTTCCAGAACATACTGCCCCCCAGACAGCAGCAAAAGGCGATCTATATCCCCAGTCATACCCCAAATAACGTGGCCAGTGCTTAGGGATAGTAAAAGGGTTAATGATGTGCTTGGTAGAAAACTCAGGGAAGTATGAGCCCTCGTGAATCTCAAAGTCACCTTCTAACCATGCTCTAATCAGCTCAGGGCTACCTACCATGTGGAGTCGGTCAATATACTCAGGGTCATTGTGTAACAGTATTTTATTATCCTGTACCCGACTCGGAATGTATATATACGGCACTTCCTTTCCTGTGCCGATTTTCCATTTGAGAAGCTCCCACCCTTTAGGAGCTGGCTTGATGAACTTCTCCTTTAGCCACCAGTGTCCAGGGCCTCCAGGGTTAAAAGTAAGTATCATCTGGATCTCTGTACCCCGTAGAGCACCAAAGAGCTTAAATATCGGGTCAGGGCTAGGATAGTTCCCAGCCTCTTCTATCGCTGCATGGCTCAGGTTTTGCCCCTGATATTTCTCAGCATCTGCGTTATTGGCTAGTGGTCTGAATCGTAGCCTTCCACCACCAGCAAAAGTAAATTGTTTTTTCTGGTCGTTGTAGTGAGCTTCTAGAGGTAGGTATATCTGTTTAGCTCGTTCGATAAGGTCATCTGCCTGTGGAAGCTCTTTACGGAAGAATATACCGTTAAACCGTTCGTTCATCGTTTCAGCAAGTACGCCAAACTTACCTAGAACGCCGTCTGTTTTGCCTCCTCCTCTAGCCCCTCCGTAGCCTATCAGAGGCAAAGGGCAGTCTATTAAGGCTTGCTGTGGGCCTTCTTGTGGACTCCAGACAATGTGCTCTTCAGGCTTGGTCATAGGATTGCCTTAAGTAGTAGTCTAAAATCACGTCATAGAGCTGCTCTGCACACTCCATGCACCAACTTTCTGCATTGTCGATAATCACTACTGGCTTAGGGCTATATACTCGCTCTTGACATCTGTCACAGCTTGTCTCGTACTCAGCATCGTCTTTTACCTGTACAATAACAGGTCTCATATAATACCGCACACCACCTCCATAAAAACGGGGGAGCCTAAGCCCCCCCTACATCTTAGCTTGGCATTATAGCGCCTAACAGTCCCATAATTGTAGCCAGATGTAACAGTCCTATCCCTGCCAACATGTTAATCGCAACAGTCAATAATCGTTCTAAAATCATTTTGCCCCCTTGTTCGCATTTACTACGTTGAACCGCTTAATCTCTAGCCGTTGCTGCTGTGTATTCCAGTAGCTATCAGCCTTATTCGGTTCAGCCTTACCTGTAACGACTAGCCCGTTCATAGCTTCTCCAAAGGCTCGTAAGCCTTCAGCGTCACTATTGAGCATAAAACGCCCAGATTCTGCTTCTGCAAAGAGGTTTTCTCCTGTAAGGGTACAACCTACCCCCGTCAGACAAAACGCCCCTATGAGGCATAACATTCCATTTTTCATACGTTCTCCTTTCGTTTGTTAAAACCCTTATCACCTCGACCACGACCACGACTTCCACAACGACCCCGACCACGACC